AGTTTGGAAACCTGCTCAGGCAACAATCTGGTCAGCATCTTGTCCTCTCAAAGGTGGTGCGTAGACTCCTCGTATCCCACGCAAGTCGGTCATTTTGTACCTAGCTTTTAGATAACCTATTTTAGATGTTTCATAAATTTCCTCAAATCTTAGCCTAAATCTAAAAGCGTTCCCTGACACAGTTATAGGTGCAATCCCTTGATTGTTTATAGGCTTGTAATGCTCGAGGTTCCATGAAGTCAGATCATAAAGCCAGTCAATTCCAGCCTCTGGGTTCACTACTGGCGCCGCATCTGTTTCGATTGAGCAGATGGTTTTGTTTCCTTTGTATCCGACATCAAAAGGTTCAGTACATAGATAAGAAAGACTAGAATCAACAAAATCAGGAATAATATTAGTGGCATTATTTCTTCTCCATACCGAAGATGGATGTTGCTTGATCTCGGTCAATCCGTAAGGTGATAGTAAGAAGGTCTTCGTACTATTGCCAATATAGAAATCATTTCTCGAAGGATCAAAAGAGATTATTATATCTTCACCTGCAAGCTCCTCCATATGATGCTGGAAGCCGAGATCACTTACACCTTCTCCTGTGACAGATCTTAGAATATAATCAGAACCGACAAATAGATGTTTGTTTTTATCTCCACCAACAGCTCCTCTGTTTATAATCCCTATTTCACAGACTTCTTTAAACCCAAAAGTATGAGCCGGTTCAGCTACAGGAGCTATCAAGGTTATTCCTTTTGATGAGTAGCCTACAACATAGTCACCTAATCTTCTGGTATGAAAAACTTCTCCACCATAAGGACACCTTCTATATCCAGCCTCGTTATCCTCATCAGGGGTAAAGTCAAGTGAGCCAATCTTTGACCAGATATAAAATGTCTCATCACAATCATGCCAAGCAGTTACCAAGTTTCCACCAAAAGCTTGACCTTTGAAGTTGCACACCGTCCTCATCATAGGAATAGTTGCACTTACTGGAATATATTGCCAGATGGATAAAGTCGGATTCCATACAAGCATTGCAACTCCGTTGGTGAGGAAGACATACTTGCCGAAGTCGGCCATCTCCATCATTGTACCTTTGCCAAAGGTAAGCTCATCAATAGAGAATACGTGAGTTAGTGTCTGATGATCTTCACTAATCTCATACACGTCATCCTCCTGATTAACAGTATCACGAACTACAAGGATTCCATACTTCTCGCCAACTAAGACTTGAGGAAAAGGCCAGATATAGTACATATCTATTGTGCCAGGAATAGGATTTGTAAGTTCCCTATAAACCTCAAGCCCTCTCTTCCCACATCTAAACCCAAGGCATTTTAAGAGAGATTGAGAGTTGAATGGAAGGTCGCGTTCAGAACTTAGACCATTCTTCAATGCTTCCCTTATAACAAGCTCATATTCGCGCATTAGTCAACTCCAAACTTCTTCTTCCGATCTTCAAGAAATTTACCATCTTCAGCTGAATGATGTTTCTTTTTCTTTTTCGTAGGTTTCCATCCATGCTCAATCGCCTGAAGGACACGAAGATATTTCTCTGGGTCCTTGCTGTGACCCACTACCTTCCCAGTGTTCTTCTTCACTACCTTCTTCCCTCTGATTGCGTAAGGCATCTTGACCTCCATTAGTTCGGTTATTCATTAAACGATCTGTTGTCGACCGACAACTAAATTGTATTCAGCGCTTGTTTTTGAGCCTTATCAATGTTATCCTCCAAATCAGCTATTAGGAATTGTTTCACTTCAGCATCATCTACTGAGGGTTTCCAAAGGAAAGAAACCCACACGTCAGTTGTGTTCTGAGCGCTTTCAGGAACGAAGGAAAGTTCCAAGCAGTCACCTGCGAGTACAGGGATATTAGGTGCGATGGAGAGCATCTTCTTGTCAGTGGAGAACCCCTTCGCTATCGACCTCTCATCGTTGAATATCTTGGCATTTATAGTAACTGGTGACTTAGGTTTGGGACTAACCTTAACCATCCCTTTTGAAATGACTCCGTTGCAAGGGAACATATAGCGAAGGATTATGCCTTCCACCTTTTCCCCAAATACAGCATTTGAGATTGGGTAGGGAGATATGATAGCTGAGGTTCTCTTACCTGCCCTTCTCATCAGACGCTTAGTGATTAGTTCAAGTCTTTCTATTCTGTAGTTATCCATACTACCCTCCCATTTCACTTACTTCAGCAATGAGTTCTTCGACAAGATCATAGCCAAGAGTCCTCATATCTGTCATAATAGAGTTTTCCCAGTCCTTCACACCCTGAGAGTTTCTGTTGACTATCTCAACCTGTCTCATAGCTGCCATGTAGAGAAGCATTGGATGGGCAGCTGACCAGTAATTCTCATCAATATCGTTAATAAGTTCACTGGAATAGAAGAGGCCATTTATCTGGATGGTCAACTTCTCACTGGTAGGAATGTTGACTAAGATTGCATTATACTCGTGGGAATTTCCAGATGGTACATCTACCCAACCAACGAAAGATTCAATAGATGTAGGTGTAGCGTTCTCCGGTACATACCTTGCTATGCAAGGAGAGTAGTAGAGAGGAAGGCCATTAGATCTAGATAATCCAGTTAAATATCCAGCTATAAGGTCCTGTAGATTCTTCTTCTCAAGCTGCCATCTTGCCGTTGTAGAAGCAGCCCATGCTTCTTTTATCGCTCTGCAGTATGGAAATTGGACAGAGTAGAAGCCCACCTCCATAAACCTAAAACAAGCAGCCCAGGATTTCTGAGTCTCATCAAGGCGATCAAGGAACTTTCTGCCCTCGTTGAGAAAGAAGCCTGCACCAGTATCTGTAAATGTAGGACTGTCTCCTACAAGATCAAACCTGCCAGATAGCTTACGAAACATCTCACGCATTTGAATGAAGTTCATTTCAAACTCCTACAAGTCAAACCTCATAGACACGTTAATGTTGCTGACTGGGCCTTTCCTTTCAGGTTCAGGAGTAGCGCAATGACAACCAGCTAAACGATCACTTTCTTCCTTGGTTATCTTCCTCTCGAACTCGATCCAGCTAACAAATGTCCCAGTTTCTTTTTCATAATCTTGAACGAGTTTAAGAATCGCTCCTTCAAGTTCAATCTTCTTTTCTTTTACTTGATCAATAGTTAGACTGCTCATGGTATTCACCTTCATTATTTTTATTCCTCCTTTATTCTAAGAGGGACTATGAGGGAGGTAAAGGAGGCGGAAACCCTCCCTCATAGCCACCAAAGATCCAGATAACCCTTTATGGACCTGGCACTAAGGCACTAAGGCATTATCCAGACCTACACCGTTGAGAATGCCGCACTTCTGTGGCAGACCAAACTCAAGACCACCCTCAGTAAGGAACTCCTCATTGATACCATCAACTCGTCGCTGCCCATAGCCGAATGAATGAGTCTTGGAATCATTCTCGCCATAGAACGTAGTATCGTCGATGTATCTGTAGGTGAGCTCCTTCGGTTCCAAGATAATACCCATGTTCCGAGTTGTAGCATCGTGGCTAAACAGCGGATGAGTTTTCATATAGATGGAACCAAAAGGCGTGATCCACTCACGAATCTGCATACCGTAGATCTTTGCCGCCGGCTCAAGGCTAATCTGACCCTCACTCAATGCAAGGGCTTCAATGCCAAGGAGAAAGCCAGATCCACAGAGGCAGAGTTTCTCTTCCGCACCATAGCGGAAAATCTGCTCCAGCATTGTACGGAGCCAAGTACCACCACCTGTGACCCAGGTTTGACCTGCATAGGTAGCATTGAGTGTGTAGTCATCGCAGTTTGCCGCAGCATACTGACGAATGAAGTTGATCACACCCATAGTGGTACGCTCAGGTTTCCCATTATCTCCGATGCTCTCAGTACGAATACCCCAGAGGAAGGAAAGCTCCATTTCCCAGGAGTGCATTTCGAGGGCTTCGGACTTAGCCTTCGCACGCTGCTCAGGAGTTCTGAGCTTCGTCTTAAGGGCAGTTCGAGTCATGGACAGCGGAGAACGCCAGATCTGTGTAACGTTGTAGACCTGAACAGGGTTGAGTGCTATGGCATCAGGCATCTCACCACCTTCAGGATTGATGTTACCGATGATCTTGAAGGTATCACAGTTTTGGAGATCGTGATCAGCTGAGTTGTCATCAGCTTCAAGCAACTTAACCGCCAGCACTGACAGTGTAGTGCCTCTTGTAACCCCAGTGACCTTTCCAACTACATCAACACGATAGTCAGAAGCATCACGAAGGAGAATTTGATGGCCTTCACGAATCCTATTAGCAAGAGTAGTTGTGATAGAGATATAGATCACATCTCCAGCCACACCACCGCCTGCATAAGCTGCGGAAAGGTCAGGAAGTGTAAACACACCAAGTACCGCACCGCCAACAGCTGATTGCTCCTGAGTCCACCAATGGAAGCGAGGATCGTCTACGGACTCCCCTCCCATCATGGAAAGGATAGCAGTCAAAGGAGCGTTTCCGTTGGGATACAGATACAATATCTGCTGCCGCCAATTTTCAGGACGCTGACCTGAAACCCAGTCATCAGTCCCGCGCATACCTAAAAACATAGTTATTACCTCCGTTCAAGGTTAAGTTCGGTTAATAAATAAACGATCTCCGTGATCACTTAAGCTCATGGATAATCGTATCCGCTCGGTGCAATGCTCGTGAGTGAAGCCAGTGGATGCCAGAATAAGCCATCACTGTACAGCAGTACTCTGTCACAGGCACTGTTAAGAACTATATCCACCCAACACTCAGAATCGTCTTTGTCGGTAACAGTGACTGTGTTTACAGGATCTGCAGCCCTCACAACAATAGAGTAGAACCTCCCTTTCGCCTCAGCTACAGACGGAAGGACAAGGACCATAGGCGCTGTCAGAGCGCTTGGTCGAACCACGTAGTCACGAGTACTCATTTCCACTGAAGCAGCTGGATCTATGTACTTGTCGACTACTTCTTTATCGTGCTGAGCACCCCTATCTTCTAAAGCCATAACTTACCTCCCTAAAGCTTTATTCATAAAGTCTATCTCCTTTTGCATAGGAGAGAGGTCAGGTCTTTGACCAGAAGGTCTTGTACCTGATTTTTTGCCAGGAAGCCTTGGAGCTCCAGATGTAGACTTGCCTGTGTCTTTTAGAGCTTCTGCTTTAAGTCCAAGACGCTTTCGAGCTTCCGGAGCCACCGACTTTACCAGTTCATTGTAAGGTTTGTCTGGATTAGCAGCGTAAACTTCCTCAAACACCTCAGCTACTACCTTTTTGAAGGGAATGAGATCTTTGTTGTCTGAGTAGAACTTTTCGCTAGCTTCACTTAAGGTCTTGACAACCTCAAAGTTGTGCCTTACAATGTCTGGGATGGTTGTGAGAACTCGCTCACTCGCCATCCTCCTTGCATCATCAACGCCTTTTGAATAGACAGTGTTGAGAATCTTGTTGAAGGCTGCCTTATCGTTGATGACGTCCTCGAGATCTACATCACCTAAGAAGTCCTGCTCATCGAGTTTGAGAGGTTCCTCTTTATCCTCTTTCTTCTCAGGTTCCTTTATTTCCCTCTTAGCTCGTTCATTTAGCTGAGTACGAAGAGCGGCAATCAGTTTGTCCTTGTCTCCCTCTTCGTCTTCGTCCTCCTCTTTATCTTTATCCTTATCCTCTTCTTTATCTTCCTCTTTATCCTTGTCCTTGTCCTTGTCTTCAGTGTCCTTCTCTTTGTCCTCTTCTTTATCTTTATCTTCCTCATCCTCTTCCTTAGGAGTCTCTTCCTCTTCAAGCTCTTCCTTATCCTTATCTTCAAGATTTTCCTCGTCCTTTTCAGGAGGAGGAATAGGAGCTTTGCCAAGAGAATCTAACATAGAATCTATTTCCTTCTGTACACTTGCACTCATTTTACTACCTCCTTGTTCAAAGTTTATTTAAGTGCTATTTGTCTTGAAACCTCTTTCCAGAAACCGTGAGTAGTTGACCCACCATCTCCACCGATGTTTACTAGTGTGATAGAATCATTAAGTTGACCAGTAAAGACAGAGCCAACTGGGAGTTGATTTAAGTAAAGATGGCCATCATTAGCGAGACCATCTACAAACGATACATTGTTGTCCCTGAATACAATAGTCTTCACCTGCCCCTGAACACCACCAAGGATATGTTCAAGCGAGACCGCAGCTCCATCAGAGGTTAGAATAAGGAGTTCATATCCAAACCTTCCAACCTCAGTACCTACAGTAAGACTGATGGTTCCAGCAGGGATTTCGTATTCAGTTACACCAACTCCACTTCCTGCTGATAGAGCATTGATTGCAGCTCTTGCTTCCCTGATATAGGCAGGGAGTGCACTTATAAGATCAGTATCAGTCGGCTTTGTCGCGTCCATCTTTTTTATCCTCCAATATATCTAAGAATACGTCCAGAAGACCAAGAACATAGTCAACGGCTTTCTGCCTTCCATTGAGATCTCCCATATGGAGTAAGACAGAAGCTGTTGAAGGATTTTGGCCTTCAGCGTCATCAACAATAGACATCATTTCCCTGTTGAAGCCTTCTTTCCAAGCACTAAGTTCATTCACCATATCAGTCCAGAGAACTGATTTTTTGAAGGCTTCTATCTCATCAATGGTAGTGCCAAGTTCTATCTTCTCCATCTTACATCCCCATCATGTTCATAGGCATTAGATTACCACGCTCAGCCTCACGCGCTACAGTTTCATCTGGCATAGTTTGCATCTGAGTCCTGCCTATGTTACGTCTGAAGTCTTCAACATTCTTTGCTCCAAGCTGAGTGGCTATGTACATAAAGATACGAGTCACATCAAACTGATTGATGAGTTCTGGTGTGGTACCTATGACTTTGAACAACTCAAGCCAAGCATTAGAAAAATTGCCACCAGGGATAGAACCATCTCTTACAATAAGATCATAGTTGATAGCTAAGTCCTGTGGAGTTACTCTCATACGACTGGAGCCAGGTTTGAGAATGCTCTGCATCTGTTCAGCGTAGCGACCAAGGACCTTCACATAAGCATCTTGTGTCATGTATTGCTGAGTGTGGACGGCAAACATAGTTCCAATATCCTGCATATATTGCATACCTATGATCATAGCAATACGCTGTAGGCGACTAACAGCTGATCCACGAGTGCCTTGAAACTCAGCACTTGTTAAGCGTTCAGGACCAGATTGGCGAAGGGCACCTTGCATAGACTGATCAGCACCTGAGATGCGATCCATCCACTGGGTTATGTAGGAACTATCAGCAATGTTAGCTCTTGTTATATCTTGAACAGCAAGCTGTTGGACAACCTTCTCAACTCCTCGTCCCCAAGCAGGACGACGAAGTCTGATCAATTTACCTGGCTGAGGATCTTCTAAATCCTTGATGTTGACCAAGTAAGGATCAACTACAAGCATATCGTTGATAGCTTTGCGAACATTAGATACATGACTGTTAAAAAGAAAGTCTAATGTATGTTGTAAGCCGTAGAGGATTTCTAGTCTACCTATGGGAGTTATTGAGTATCCATCATATTCAGGGGAAGCAACTGCCATAGGATACATCCCATGATTGTGGTCAGCTCTTTCACATGATATGATTAGGTCATCAGCAGCCAGACAGAAGTACCAGATTTCTGGGTTTTCACTCTTTGACAATTTCCACTCACGAGGAATTAGTTTTATATACATATGGATCTTGTCAACAGGAGATACAACTTCAGTTGATATTCTATGTATGTCAGTAGATCCACCATGTCTTGCCTGACGACTACTTTGATCAAGAGCTAAGACCGAGCGCTTGTTTTTCTTTGCTTTTAGATATCTTACATTGAATAGATTGGAGCTCGGAGTATTCTCTTCACTAAGAAGATTAACATAGCTGTCTCGATCTACCCAGCCAATGAATTCACCTTTTTGAATATCTGCACTGGAAACAGTTGGGTCAGGAAGCCACATGTAGGGATCTATATTGCTCAAAGCATTTCCTTCAAAGAGAAGAGAATCAATAAAGTTTGTGTAACTTTGAGTCTGTTCTCCAAAACCAGATTGCGTGATGACAGAGGATTTTATAGCTTTTCGACCATACCTGGTCATCCATTCAGGAATGCCAATACCTACTCCATAGCTTAAAGAGTCACGAAGAGAAGTATGAATTGCAAGAGGAACTTTAGTCTTTATACAGTGGAGACGAACAATTAGTTCCATCTGCATTGCGCCTATTACATCATCATCTTCAACGCCTTCATATTGGAAGATAGGGTCTTGAAAGAAGGCTAGGCTAAGGTAAGTTAATAGAGCCTCAAGCATTGAATAGGAATAAGGAAAGACTATGGAAAGAGGCTTAGTTGGATCTTTAACCTTAATATCTCCTTCCTTAGTCCCCTTGTCAGTGCCAGATAGATTGACGTAGGTAGTTAGTACTTTATCTATTTCTCTCCAATAAGGGAACCTTTTCTGGATTTCGTTTCTAGACACAGAAGCTCGTTCCCAGATTCTGGACCTCAGCTTTTTGTGAAGGTCACTATCAGGACGAAGGTCTAGACCGAAAGGGTAGGTGTATTTATAGGTCTTTCTACTATAAATATCATCTTTCCAAGAAGAAGGCTCACCTTGAACTATGTATGGCATCTTAATCTCCTATCCGTTACTAGCCCTTGCTATCTCTCTCCACACACCAGAGCTTTTACATTCTAACATTAGAGTATCATCGACGCTATCAAGACTAAAATCATCCTGAATAAGTAGTCCTGCTCCCTTCTTACATACCACTGTTCGCGCATCATCAGCAGCTGAGATAATCAGTATCTGACCTGCAGCTCCACCAGAGATGGTTGTTAAATCATCTGATGCCGCATCACCTTCAGTATCAATAGTATGACGAGCCTGGGTTGCTGTAACTGCTCCTGCACTAATAGTTAATTCAGTTGGCACTGCAAGTGTTAATTTTGTTATTGTTAAGGATTGTCCATTTATAACTTCTTGAATGGTTTTAGGTACCCACTTTGAAGATGGATCATCCCACTGCATTAGATCATTATTAGATATTCCAGCCAAATTAACGTCTGAATGATCAGATGTAGATGATATAGTATGAGAACGAGCATGTTTTTTACTTATTGCATCTGCTACATCTGCATCAGCCTTTACATCAGCAATGATAGTGGCCTCTGATTTGTTATCTACATTACCTAGTCCAACTTCTGATTTAGTTACATTGTGAGGATTACCAACAACAACTCCACTATGAGTGTAGCCAGCTTTAGCCTGAGCTGCTGTAACCGCGTTAGCTCCTCCAGTATCAAGACCTTGATCAGTGCCTTGAGTATGTTTCTTTGTTATAGCATCTGCTACCTGAGCATCAGTATTAGTAGCTGGTACAAGCTTTGTTCCATCTGATTTTACTAAATAGGTATTTGTTAGACCACCAATACTATGATCAGATGTACTATCTAAAGCATGACTCCGAGTATGAGAGGCAGATATAGCTGCTTGTGCTGCCGCAGAGAGATTACCATCTACAGCAATGTCAGAAACTTTAGCCACTATGCCTGCACCTACACCGTGAACTCCAGTGGTAGCATCCTTATGCCCAGGGCTTAGATCAGTATCAGTATTTTGAGTATGTTTCTTAGAAATAGCATCAGCTATATCAGCATGAGTTAGTCCACTGTCCTTTATTAGTTTTCCAGTAACCCCGTTAAACTCAACTATGTCACTGTCAACAGCTCCAGCAGGACCAATAACATCTCCAGTTATTACTCCTACATCATCAAGCCTCAGGACATCTGTTGGAACAGCTGGAGTGCCAGCCCTTATTGGCTGATCAGTTTCCACAGCTGCAGCAAAATCAGCATCATCATACTGAACAGCATCAGGAATAGCACCTATTCTTACTCGTCTCAAAGCCATAGCAAAAGTCCGTTTAACCGTTAAACGATCTTAAAGTTTAGTCCTCACCAATTCAGTTAGAGCCCTTATTTCCTTAGAGAGGTTGTCTATCTTCTCAAATATAAGCTGCTGGCAAGCTTCTCTTCTTTCATTACAGGTAGATTGCTTTATAGTATCTCTTTCTCCGATACTTCTTCCAACTATCCCCGATAACAAAGCTATTACAACCCCAGCCAAAATAGTTGTAGTTGTAGTTGGCTCTCCCATTATGCACACCTCCAGTTAGACACAGGCTCTTCGTAAGTGAGTTCTTTGTATTCAGCCTCAATGTCATTAGGATCTTCCTTTGGACTAAAGTAACGTTCTCCAAGTTCGAGCATTTCAATGAGGTATGCTTCAGCATCCATGAGGTCCCAAAGAGCTGAACGAGGATACATTAATAGCTGCTGTTCAAGCTTCTTAATCCCTGAGCAGGAAGCATTGTGATAGATGTAGCCACCTCTGTAATAGGGAACTAGTTCCTTTATACGAAGTTCCTTCTTCATCCCTCCACGAGCCTTCAGCCAGATAAGTTCGTAGAAACTTCCTCTACGAAACATCTCATTTTTAATAGGCTGTTTAATAAACTCATTAAGGGAAGTTTCTTCAATACCAAGTACTTTTGCACCTAACATCATAGCCATTCCGAATAAGGCGTCGTAGATCTCATCAGGGTACATCTTTTCGGAGACTATATCTCGAATGAATACTTTTGCGCTTGCAAGATCAATGCCTATTCCTATGATAGCTGATTCAGCAGAGTGAATCTTGACAGTTTTTGCAGGGTCAAGGATGACTACTGTTTCGATGTTCTGGTTTTGCTGAATCTCAACATCAAGCAACTTAAGATCATTCTCTTTTTGTGGCCTTTCTAGTGGTAGATTATAGTATCTAAAGTATTCAGTTCTGAAGGCTGCGTCCTTTGTTGAGATAGGGAGATTTCGCAGCTCGCGAAAGAATACATCTGTTTGGCCAGCCTCTACATGCTGTTCCCATTCCTTAAGGATTGCCTCTTTAGACATAAACGATGGAGCTGTAGGATTAAAGTCATCATCGCAAGCTTCGAGACGTACTGAGCTCCATTCAGGTGAGTCAAGGAGTTTCTGAAGCACTGCATCTTCGTGTTTGAGAGTATCGATATAGACTATCTTCCAAGTATTTGCATTAGGCCCTATACGTGGGACAGATTTGAGGACATCTGCATATAGCCATTCGTACCAACCTTTACGAATCTCATCATTGTTGATTTT